GCAGGTGGGCGGGATCCAGCCGAGAGGCGCACGGAAAAAAAGTTGAACACCGCCACCGCCTGTTTCCTGCTCGACCGTGTCGAGTTCGCCTGCGGACACTTGGATGTGCGACATTTCGTCCCACCAAGCCTGAGCCCGCACATTTTTGTGGAGATCGAGATCCACCACGAAGACGCCGTTGGAGCAGGCGCCAGCGATGACGCCCATGTTATAGCGCCGTGCGTGATCGCCATTGTCGCCATACCAGCGTTCGAAGGTGAAGTCCGGGGCTAGTTCGTGCTCAAGCTCTCTCCACTTATGGAGGGCTGGGCGCTTCCACTGCGTCTTATTCTCTGACGGCTTCATCGCGGGGACGACCTGAAGGCCGGTCTCGCGATACATTTTGGCCCACTCGGTGGGATCGGCAAAGTCCGGGTCAAATGACATTTCTGGTCTCATTGGGCTCACTTCGTTGCTGCATACCAAGCCATGAGGGCCGCATCAGCGCGCCCATCATCTTTCTTTCGTGCAAATAGTTCTGCGTAATTCGGGAAAAGCTCACACGCCCGCAGGCGGGATCCATCCTTGCCACCACGCACGCCAGCTGCCTTCTGCCATGCCTGCGGGGTGACAATGTCAACGGGGATCAGCATGGTGGCGAGAACGCCTTCGATGATGCCGACGCTGCGCCCAAAAGAGAAGACGGACGTAACACCCTGACCGGGCATTGCCCCGACCCGCTCCAAGACGGCGCGAGATACTTTCTCTGCAAGGCCCATGGCGACAGCAACCCCAACAGGGCTAACCTCACGCTTGGTCTTGTTGTTCCGCTTCACCTCGAAAGTGGGCATGTCCAGAACGGACAGGTGGCCCTTCTCGGTGTCAAGAAAGGCAATTGCGCCAGATAAGCCGGGGTCGATGCCTATGTAAATCACGCTGCTTCCCCCTGATTTTGTTTATCCATATCCTGAAACCATTTGAGGCTGATGCGCCCATCAGACCACCAAACAAGACCAATACGCCACTTGTGCGGCACATGGTTGCGCTGCCGCCATTTACGGCGAGCCCAATAGGAGACACCCCTTAACTCGGCGTAGGTGTCGATTATGTCCCAGTCGATTTGTGATTTGCTCATGCGCCCAGACTTGGACAAAAATTCCAATGTGTCAATCTGTAGAAAATTAAAATTATCGCTTGACGGACTTCCGTGACTCAGTCAGCTTGGCGATCAGACCAACCGAGCAAATCACATGACAAGTCCAACTAATCCCTTCGAAGCCTACAACATCCAACATCTATCACCCAGCGCTTGCAACACATTCATAGGCTCACCGGCCTCGTTTGTGCTCGAGCGCCTGATGGGTAAACGGTCACAGGTGGGCGCTGCTGCACACCGGGGGACTGCGGTGGAAGACGGTGTTGTTCAGGCTCTGCTGAACGATCTATCAGACGCCGAGGGCATCAAGATCGCGCAGGACACATTCAGCCGCCTTACGTCATTGAGCGGGGATCCACGCAGGGCGAAGGAGCAAGAGGCTGTGCCTGAGATGGTGAAGCAGGCCCTTGGCGAGATTCGCCCATACGGCAAACCATCATCGACACAGGGCAAGATTTCTTGGGATGTTGAGGGCCTCGCTGTGCCGATTATAGGCTTCTATGACGTGGCGTGGGAAGAGCACGGGATCCTTCTCGATCTGAAGACAACACACGCACTGCCCTCGAAGATCAAGGTCAACCACGCTCGTCAGGTGGCTCTGTATGCTGCCTGCCTTGGCGACAAGATCGACGCCCGGCTGACCTACATCACACCGAAGAAGGTGATGACGTATCAGCTTGAGAACGTGCCTGAGCATGTGCAGGCATTGGAGCGCATCGCCTTCACGATTCAGCGCTTTCTTGCGATCAGCGATGATGCGAAGGTGTTGGCGTCTTTGGTGGTGCCTGACACTGACAGCTTCTATTTCTCGGATCCTGTGACGCGCCAAGCGGCGTTTGAAGTGTGGGGTCTGTAAGTTCTGCCCGAGTGGGCGAAGGCAAGCGTCTGGCCAGACAGGCGCATTGGTAAAAGGAAAACGCAAATGGGTCTCGGTCTTAAAATCAACTCCGGCAGCAAAGACTTTCTGCCGATCATCAAGTACGACGCCCGCGCTGGGCGTGTCTTTCGTGTCGATAGGGCTGACGGTGTCTCTACCCCGGTGGACATCACCAAGAAGTTCAAGGCTGTATTTGACTTTGAAAATGTTGAAGTCGGCTACATCAATTTCGCGACTGGCTCGGCACCCGACTTCGTCATGGTTCCGCTTGGGTCTGCGCTTCCTGCTTGCCCGTCTGAGAATCACAAGCAGGGGATGCGGATGGTGGTGAAGCTTTCTGAAGCCTGCGGTGGCGATTGCCGTGAGCTTGCGGGCACGTCTGGAGCCTTCCTGACCAGCGTTTCAAGGCTTCATGATGAATACCTCGCTGGCTTGGTTCAGAACCCGGGCAAGCTCCCTGTGGTTTCTCTGATTGACACCATTGGGATCGAGAGCGGATCTGGCGCTCGCAAGTCCACCAACTACAGCCCTGTCTTCGAGATCAGCGGCTGGGTGTCTCGTCCGAAGGATCTGGGGCCGAATGAGCGGTCTGCTGAGCCGGCGGCGGCGCCTGCTCGGTCTGCGCCACCTTCCACCGGCTCAGCCCGTGCGCCTGCTCCCGTTCCTCGCTCGCCTGAGCCTGCAATGGCTGATAGCGAAGACTTTGGTTAATCAACTGGGGGTGCCTTCGGGCACCCCTTCCCCCGAAAGGATCTTAAATGCGTTTCGAAGTGATCATGAACATGCCCGTTCGGGGAGACCCTGACTCTAGTAGGCAGCCATCACTCATTCATCGGCTGATCGTAGAGCACCCCGCGAAGTCTCTTTCAGAATTTGCCCATGAGCTCATGAACATAGACTTCATCATCGTCGAAGAGTTCTTTCCCGGTAAATTTAGTAAAGAGTACGAAAGCCATGGGCTTGTCGCCCTCAACCACCGATACGTCGGCAAAGTAAAAGAATGGGACAGAAAACAATGAACCACAAAGACATTCTCTACAAAGCAGCTGAAACCCTCAATGCGCGCGGCGTTGATTATGGCGACATTGAGGATATGTTCAAAGATGTAGCAAAAATGGCATCAATCGTTCTTGGTAAAGACATCATACCCTATGATGTTACAACGATCATGGAGATGGTGAAGCTGCGGAGACGCCGCACAAATCCGAAGCTTGCTGATAACTACATCGACAATGTAAACTACACTGCGTTCTCGGCGCAGTTTGCCTTGGGCGACAACGAAGGAGAGAAACCTGCTGCCGTGGCAACGCAGCCTGAAGACGAAGGAACAGCATATGCACAAGACATCAGCGTACACTTTGACGGGGTTAGCACTACTGTCATCGCCAGCCCTAGCCACTGAAGAAGATTCAGGAGCTTTCTGGCGCGAAGAGGCCGCAAGAAGGGCACCTGCCCAGCTTGCACATGTTGGTAATGTCGCCATCTCTCAGAAAAAGAGAGTTGTGGTAGACCAGATTACCAAGGTGGTGAGGCAAGAACTTGGCGAACAATGGGTCGCTAGTGCGCTCAAGATTGCGAAGGTTGAGAGTAGCTACCAGTGCAACGCAACGGGTCCAAAGACCCGCCATGGCAGCGCAAAGGGTGTCTTTCAGTTGATTGACTCGTCTGCGCGAACTCTGGGTTTTGACCCCGGCAAAATGTACGATTGTAATGAGAACATCGCGGCAGGTGTCGCCCACATGAAGGTCTGCATCAAGTATGGCGTGAAGGACCCTAGGGGCATGGCGGCTTGTCACGTTGCAGGCTGGAACCATTGGAACGTGAAGCTTGCTAAACAGCATGAAAGATACAAGCAACGCTACATCAACATGGCTTCAGCCTAACGAGGGGGAGCTTCGGCTCCCCCCAACCAAACGAGCCCAACATGGAGAAAAAGAACGGCATCATGGATCTCAATTTGAGAACCTGCCGCTACATAATCAACAAAGACATGTCGCAGCCTGAATATTGTTGCGAGATAGTAACCCGCAGGCCATACTGCGAAAAACACGCAAAACTCTGTTACCTCCCGCCAAAGAAAAACGATTTGTTAACCCGTACCGAGTAAGGTGTTCTTGCAACCAGAAAGGAACGCGATATGATTCAGAACAAGCTCAGGGCAACCAAGGACAAGATAGATCCGCAGTATTACCCCGGGGTTGAGAAGATTCTGATTAATCCTGACGGCCCAGCAGCCGCCAGCTACATTCAGAATATGATTGATCACATGGGGCATATCATTAAGATTGCCCTTGAGAATGTAGAAGACGAAGAAACCAAAAAGCGGATACAGGACCACGCACATGCCGCAATCAAAGGAGTCCAAAATGAACATGAAAATGGCAGCTTATTGGGAATCTCAAGAAAACCGCTGGCACGAACGTTATATTGAAGCTGAGAAGCTGATTGACCAGCTTGAGGCAAAGGTCTGGAATCAAGCCAGCAGGATTGATACTCTGGAGGCTTCGCTGCACAAGATCAGCAAGGTCAATAATAAGCGCGACCGTTTCAGCGATGAGATTGATCTGATTGCTCTTGAAGCGCTGGGAGAGACCAATGTCTGACGCCCTCATAGACCTTCAAGCCCATTACAAGGCCGTCAGGGCCCGTCTGAACGCTGGCCCGCCACCCAAGCCCCTGCTGCTGCCTGAACCTGCCCCAGAGCCTGTTGCAGCGCCTCCTGTGACGCCTCCACTGACCGATCTGGCGTATGCTATGCAGGCGTCTCAATTATTGCAGGGCCTTCGGTGCGCTCCCGAGATCAAGGAGAAGATCCTGCCGATCCTTGAGAAGCATCGTTTTAACTGGAAGATGGCGTCGGGCAGATATCAAAAATGGCCGCATGTTGAGTGCCGCTTTGAGATCTATGCCAAGCTGAACGCTCATGGGTGGTCCCTCAGCCAGATCGGGCGTCTGTGTGGCGACCGCGATCACACAACGGTTTTGAACGGCATTAACCGCTTCCTTAAGAAGAATCTGAGCGAAACAGAGTTTGGAATGTGCAAAGACCTTGGGATGCGGCCTGTAGACTATTATGACGCTAAAGAGACTTTGAAGGGGTGGAGGGGCCAGCAATGACTGAATGGCAGCTGATTGAGGACAGATTCCTATGAGCAATCCCATCATCAAGCACGGCTGGCATTGGTCTTTTGGGTGGCTCAGGAGGCCAGAGTACGATCAAGATGGGATGGCCTGTTATGAAGAACCAGACGGTGATCTTGTGCTCAGCCCTCGTCCTTCGCATAAAACAGCTATTTACCTTGACTGCCGAAAAGACCCAGAAACCGGCGAACTCTACACAACCATATCGCCAATCCCAAAAAGGCCAATGACCTATGATCCATCAACTAAATCCGCCGCTTCCCGTCGAAACGCCAAAGGGTAAGGCCCTTTGCATCGCATGGATTGATTACGGTCCAGAGCATCACATGCTCTGGGTTTGCTTTCAGAACGATACTCGAGAGTGTTGGTGCTGGCCAAACCCAGAGATCAAAGCCCAAACCAACCCAAGCATGGGGAGAATGAATTGATACACTTCATCTGGCTGACGCAGCCCGGCAGCAGGCCGTTTAGCTTCATTAACTCGCTGGCGGTTCTGGCAGCGGCGTCAAACCATCTTGAGCCCATCATCATGTGGTGCAATGAGGTGCCTTGCAACAACCCGAACTGGTACAGGGTGAAGGACCTGTTCGAGGTGCGCCCTATCGAGATGCCGACCGAGATCGGCGGGATCCCGTTGGAGCATGTCCAGTACAAGGCCGACGTGCTGAGGCTTCAGATTCTTCAAAAGCACGGCGGTATCTACCTCGACACCGACACCCTGCTTCTGAAAGGCCTACACCCCTTGGTGGGGCCCGAGATGGTGCTGGCAAGGGAAAGCCCGGATTCGCTCGCCATGTCGCCGATCATCTGCAAGCCGGGCGCTGAGTTCATTGGAAAATGGCTTGAGAGGATCCCGGCTGCGCTTGAGGTTGGGACATGGGCCTACCATGCTGTAAATTTACCTGTGGAAATCTCGAAGGAAATTCCTTGCGATATTCGCCCCCAACATGAGTTTTTCCCCTTCGATCTGCGCCACAATTACCTGTTCGATGACGGTCGGGCAGACGAGCACACGAAGCGCCTAGGGGACACCTACGCGCTCCATGTCTATGAAACCTACTGGGCGGGGTATCTGGAAGGCGTCAACGAGTCCTACATGAGGACCCGCGACACGCTGTTTGCGAGGCTGTTTAGGGACCTCGTCTGATCGTCAGGGGCGGCATCTGGTAGGGCTCTTGCTCCGGCGCCCTACCACCTACAGTCTTGGTGGCAAGCTTGGTTCCCGCAGTGCCAAGCATACGCTGTTTAGCCGCTTTCTTCGCTTGATCCTCAGCATAGGCCGAAAGAGACTTGGTAACTCGATCAACCTCTTCAGGCGTTCCAGAGCGAAGCATTTCTCCAATAGCGTTTGCACGTTTTTCAGGGATCGCTGGGTTCTGAGCCAAAAAATTGAAGATTCTCGTTGCCGCATTGGCGGGCTTGCCAATGGCAAAATCTTTGGCAACGCCCAGAGCGGTCATGTCAGGCGCTGAGTCCAAATCCTTCAGACCCTCAATACGGCGGGCCGTTGGAGATCCGCCCTTGATGCGCTGAGCATTGGCGGCAAGTTTTGCTTCCGTCTCAAGATAGGCTTGAAACAGCTGGCCGCTCATTTGCTCTGGCATTATTATCTTGAGAGCATCGCGGCGATCCTGAATTGCTTGACCTATGCGCTTGGTCGCATCCGTGTTGTCAGCACTGCCAAAGAGCTTGTCTCGCATGGCCTTGATAGCGCCCGCACGATAGGCCTCCTTCTCGGCATCAGACATGCCCTTCCATGCCAGCTTCAGTTCTTCAGGGTCAGCCGTCATGAACTCCTTGCGGGCGTTGGTCAGTGCGTTTTTGACCTCCATGTCGCCAGCATACTGAGCGCGAGCAGCAGCAAACTCGGGGACATGTGTGTCAAGGACGTTTGCAATATCATCTTTCATCATCTTGGCACCACGGCCAAGCTGCGTAACTTTTCCAGCTACGTCCGTTTGGCCGTCAATGACTTGGCCCAACCCGCGCATAATGTAATCGTATTGGCGGATCTGCGGCAGGCCTGCAAAATTTTGATTGGCAAGAGCTGCCGTCCCAGTCTCTTTGAAGTTCTTCCTTCTCTCAGCCAAAAAGAGCCTTTCAGCATCTTTTACAGCTTCAGGAAATGCAGCCTTTACATCATCCATAACGGTCTGAAGCTGGTATTGTGCCTCTGGCGGCAACTTTGCCTTGTATGCTTCTTTATAAAGAGGATCTGCTTTTGTGCGTAGGGCCTCGACTGC